AGCAGTTTCAGCAACAATGCTAGCCATATTCATTTATGTTGACGAACAGCAAAAGAAAATAAATCGCCTAGAAAACGAAGTGAACCAACATAAAGAATCTGCGCAAAGAAGAGTGCACATATCGCCAGTTCAACTAGAAGGTGAATAGTTGAAATATTTATTACTGTTCATATTGATATGCACATCGTTATCAGCTCATGCTGAATACAAACGCAGCTACAAAGCCAAGAGCCAGTTCAAACAATCACACCCCAAACCTGCTTCGGCAGGTTTTTTATTACCAAAACCGCCACTAGGCGGGTTTTAATATTTATAGATGCCGCCAAGTGATGCCTCTCTTTATATCCCTAACAGTTTCTCTATTTACTCCATATTCTTTTCCAATTATAGGATTAGGCCTAAGATCTAAACGAATATTCAAAACATCATCATTAGTAAGCTTAGCTTTATGATGGGACTCCCCTTTATGTGCGCCAATAGCCCTTCCTTTATTAGCTTTATCTTTCATATTTTCTGACTGGGTTCCCATAAATAAATGCGCAGGGTTCACGCAAGATGGGTTATCGCATCTATGTAATATGCAATTTACATGATGCGTTTTTAGCCTAGGTATCTCTCCGATATATAACTTATAAGAAAGTCTATGCGCTTTATATAGAACTCCTTTTATCATAATTTTTCCATACCCATGGTTGTCTTTACTCCCACCCCATATCCAGCAGTTGTCGCTTTTAATTACTTTATCTTCAAATTTCTTAATTAGATCTACTTCCATTATTTTTCCTTAATAAATACAAAAGAAATAATAATATCAAAATAAATAGCAATTTGCTATTGACACACATATTAGCAATTTGCTATTGTTACACATCGGCACAAAACACCGTTTCGATACTTTCTCCCAGGTTAGCGAGTGGGAAATTTTAGGAAGAGTACCGCTCGCATTTTTTTAGGTGAATGAAAATGAATAAACAGATTTCAGAAAACACAGACGTTCGCACAGTTGAAACGCTAATCCGTGAAGCATTGGCTCTAGGTTTAAAAGTGGTGCATCGCCCTGATTCAGCAAAGGCCGCTTAATCATGGCAAACATCAAGCGCAAACAATCTACCTGCCGTTGTGAAGCTTACAGCTTCCCACATCGCCAAGATAGCAAAGCATGTCGTGAGCTTTATAACCAATCTCACGAATCAGGCTACGAAGCAGACAGTATTAAAAGCTTAGGCTTAACCAGTTTGTTTGCACTTGATAACCGCCAGCCAGTGAGGTTTTAACGATGAAAACAGCATACACAACATTATGGGTAGTCATTGGATCACTAGCATTCTTTGCCCTGCTCTCACTGGTTGCATACGTTGAGCAAGAAGCAATCAACAAAGAGCAAGCCAAATTTGCAAATTCATGGTGTGACGTAGATTTTGGATCAAGCAAAGCAACGATTGAATGCAACAAGGTTAGCAGACTGGAAAGAAGATGAATCGAATGATTAGAAAGTACCGACTATTCCGCAAGTTTAAATTAAGTCGGATTGAAGCGTTTAAATTGGCAGTAGGTTTTTATTAGGAGTAACAACATGAGTACAGCATTATCGGAATCAAAAGCAGGCTTTAGCCTAGCACCGCAGAGCATAGATGAAGCATTGAAATTTGCTGACATGCTTAGTAAATCAAACCTAGTGCCAAAAGACTTTATTGGCAATGCAGGGAATATCCTAGTGGCAATTCAATGGGGTATGGAGCTTGGCCTACAACCAATGCAATCAATGCAAAACATCGCAGTGATTAATGGCCGCCCTTCTCTCTGGGGGGATTCAGTTATTGCGTTAGTAAAGGCTTCACCAGTATGCGAATACGTGGTTGAAGAGGTGAACGACAACGGCGCTACTTGCAAAGTTAAGCGTAAAGGTGAGCCAGAGCAAGTGCGTTACTTCACGGTAGATGATGCTAAGAAAGCAAGCTTATGGGGCAAACAAGGCCCTTGGACAAACTACCCAAAACGCATGCTTCAAATGCGTGCGCGTTCATGGGCGCTGCGTGACGTGTTCCCAGATGTATTGCGCGGCATGCCAATCGCAGAAGAGTTGCAGGACATGCCAAGCGAGAAAGATGTAACGCCAGCACAAGAGCCGGCAAGCGCCAAAACTGACCCAGTAACGCTAGACGATGCAACCTTCAAAACAATCGCTGATAAGTACCGTGAATCAGTAGCAAGCGGCAAGAAAACAGTTGAAGGCTTTGTTGCTTGGGTTGAATCAAAAGGCGCTTTGATGACAGATAGCCAGAAAGAAGAAGTTGCAAGCTGGACAGTTAAAAAGCCAGACGTTGTAGAAGGTGAAGCAAAAACCGTAACAGACGACTTCACATCAGCATACGAACAAGCAGAAAGCGAGAACTCATAATGAAACGCACCGTATTGAATTTACAGCAAGGCACTGACCTTTGGTTATCAACACGCGCAGCTAGTGACGGCACAGCATCAGAAGCGCCAGCAATGAAAGGCAAGTCTAAATACCAAACTCGCACAGCCCTATTAGATCAGCGCAAAACTGGCCTAAGCAAAGAAGTTGATGCACATACACAAGCAATCTTCAATAAAGGCCATGAAGCAGAAGCAAAGGCACGCTTAATCGCAGAAGAGATTATTGGCGAGGAGTTATCACCTACAACATACATGGTTGAAGTTGACGGCTTAAAGCTAATGGCAAGCTTAGACGGTATCACATTTGATGATTCAATCATCTGGGAACATAAGCTATGGAATGAATCGCTTGCAGAAAATGTGCGGAACAAAACGCTTGATGAACACTACACCATCCAACTAGATCAGGAATTACTAGCGTCAGGTGCTACTAAATGCCTATTCATGGTTTCAGATGGCACACGCGATAAATGCGTGTCTATGTGGTACGAAACAACAGGCGAGAAAGTAAGCGAACTGGTAGAAGGCTGGAAGCAGTTTAAAGCGGATCTGGTTAATCATGTGCCAACAGTAAAAGTAGAAAAGGTAGAAGCTGAAACAATCAAAGCCCTGCCAGTGCCTAGCGTTGTGGTACGTGGTGAAATCACCGCATCAAACCTGACTGAAATCACACCGCAGTTTGATACTTACTTAGAAAGCATCAAGACAGAGTTAAGCACAGATCAAGACTTTGCAGACGCAGAAGCCAATGCTAAGAACTGCCGTGAAATGGCAAAGCGTATCGAGGCCTTGCAAGAAAACATCATCGGTCAAATGGTAAGCGTTAACGAAGCCAACGGCATTCTTGAGAACTACAAAAAAGCATTTAACGCGATTGGCCTACGCTTAGAGAAAGCAGTTAAAGAGCAGAAAGAAACACTCAAAACGCAAGCGATCATGAAAGCAAAGATTGAGTATGCAGACTTTGTAACTGAGTTAAACAAAGGCATATCAGTGCAGCTATCGCTAAAGCTTGCATGCCCTGATTTTGCGACTGAGATTAAAGGCGTTAAGACACTAGAAACAATGCAATCACGTATCAATAGCGCATTGGCTAACGGCAAAGTAGAAGCAACCACCCTAGCGAATGACGTTAAATCAAAACTAGCCTATATCAGCGAATCAAGCAAAGGCTACGAGCACCTAGTTAACGTTCATGCAATCGTGTTTGGTGACATTGACTATATCAAGCTACACATTCAATCGGTTAAAGATGCTGAGGATGTGCGCAAGGCCAAGCATGAGGCAGCTATCAAAGAGCAAGCCGAAGCAGACGCACGCGCTAAGTTAGAACGTGAAGCCCAAGAGAAAGCACACGCAGAACTAGAAGCAAAAATAAAAGAAGAGGGAAAAGCTTTCCTAGCATCACAACAAGCAGACCATGAGCGTCAATTGTCAGAGACCAAAGAGCTATTGCCAGTGCTAAACGACACTATTAACCAAGCTGACTTTAACAACGTATTCGAGGTTAAAGAACAGCCTGCAGTACAAGTCGGAAGTGTGCGCCCTACTGCTCAATCAATTATCAACCTAGTAGCCAAGACATACAACGTTGATAACAGTGTTGCACATCGCTGGTTGGCTCAATCGTTTGGCGAGTTGAAAGCGGCTTAAGAAAACGGCTGGCTCACGTAACGAGCCACCACACGACTTGCTATTACCGAAATATGAATTAGTAGTGAACTTGATTTGGTACGGAAAAATAACCCAAGCTCGCAACTTGGATGCGCAAAAGTTCGATCAAGGTAACTGGTAGTAGTAAGCCGTGTAGTAAATAAAGCGCCTCTAGCTTAATAGGTAAAAGCAATCCGCTCATAACGGATAGATAGATAGGTTCAAATCCTACGAGGCGCACCATGAATTAAGCCGACTTTATGATGTGGCGCATCACTAAAGCCAATGCGTAGGCTACCTCACTGGGGTTAAGTCGGTTTAATTGATGGGTAATGCGTAGGCGATACGCTGATATGTAGATGGAATCCAAGTCAATCGCAACAATGAAATCATGATTGAGATGAGCGCAAGCATGGCGGCTCTGGTTATTCAAGCATCTAAGGACAATTGCAAGCAGGGTTCGCAACCTGCCCCATCACCAATTTTATGAAAGGTAGATCATGGCTGATTTAACACTACACGTTAAACGTGAGTATTTTGAACAAATGCGCGATGGCACCAAGCCAGAAGAATTTAGATTGTGCACACCCTTCTGGAAAAAGCGACTTGAGAAGTATTACGACAACGTTGTTATTTGCCTTGGCTACCCAAAGAAAGACGACCAGAGCAAAAGAATTGTAAGAAAGTGGCGCGGCTCAGTTATTAAAACAATCACTCATAAACACTTTGGAAGTAATCCAGTAGCGGTTTATGCGATAGACGTAAGAGGCTAATCATGGCAAAGCAATCTAAGCGATCAATTAAAAAGCAACGTAGAACTAAAGACCAAGATAAATGGAAATGGCTATGACTGAATTGAAACGTGAAGAAGCGTTATATGAATGCACAAACTGTGGCAAATCACATATCGCTTGGAATCAGCTTAACTCATATAGAGGTGTAAGAAACTGCTGCCCTAAATGCATTATTGGAGGCGTGGTACACACCACAAAGAGAATGAACAGTCAGGTAAAAAAGCCATGAAAAAACAAAAGAAACGCACCAAGGCATTTAACCCTAGCAAACATCGTGTAGTGATTAATGCAGTGTATCAAACCGTAAGACTAGCCAAGCCAGTAAGCGATGAAGCAAAGGTTAAGTTTAACGAGCAAATACATGGCGCACTTGAAGCTATTACAAAGGGCGTAGGCACACCAGAGCACTTTGATGTTTTAGCGTCAACGGTTGATGTTGTTTTCATGATGGCAATGAACCTATTTAACGATGCCTATAAAGATGAAATAGCCAACGCACGCCAAGCAATGTTTAGGCTTAAAGATAGGTTTCACAAGTTCGGCTCTTTTGGCTTTGACGGTGTAGGTTACAACGCGATTAAAGAGCTTGTAGCAATTCACGATGAAATGATGAATCACGTAACTGGCGCAGAAGTTTTGCAGTTTATGAATGCCAGGGCAAATGCAATTAAAGGCGGTAATTATTACAGAAGTGAAAGTGAAAGGTTGGCGGCATGAGTGATTTGATAAGCAGGGAAGTTTTAATGCAAGAGATTGGAAAACATAGGGCATGTTCACACTCTATGACCTTATCTGACACAGAATTTATAGACCTAATCACCAACGCACCAGCAGTGAGCGGCGAGGTGGTGGCAAGACTGCACGTTACAGCTACAGATACATATCCTGATGTAGATATAGAAGTGCTAAACGGCACTAATTTACAGCCTAGTATGTCACCCATAGATGTTTACCTAGCCGCACCACAACAGGCGATACCTAGCGTAATAGTAAGCGTTAATCAAATGAAGGAATCGAACGGTAATCAATGGTGGTCTGTAGATTTAAGAAGAAATGCAGACGATAAGGCTTGGGATGGTATTGAAGTTTATACCGACAAGATTGAAGGCAGGGCTTTATATGAAGCCGCTAGATTACGTCACTTCTTTGGTCAATGCGAAAAACCTTTTATTTTAGACTTTGACACTGACCCGCCAGCCTCACCTACCGCACCTATAGAAAGCGATAAATGATGAAATCTAAATTGGGAATTGCTGTTTTAGTTGACGGGCAAATAGTAGCTTGGTTTGAGACATTTACTATGGAAGCATCAGCATGGTGCGTTGAGCGTAATTTTGATAAATGGGTGTTGGTTCCAGCCTATAAACCTAGAGTGGTTAAGGATTAAATCATGAGCGATAAACAACTACTAAAGCAGTTGGCTAAAGAGCATGGTGGGTATAGATTCAGGCAGCATGGTGATATTGGCTACAGTTATCAATTCACCGAACCAGATTTAGAAGCCTTCGCTAAAGCCTACCAAGCCGCCGCGCCTAAAGACAATGTAGCGGAACATATTATCAAAATAGCAAAATCTTTATACGTGAAATCAACGGATAACGACCCTTTAGTTCATTGCAACAGATTCCCATTATGGGAAGAACTAGACCAAAAAACACAGGAAAGCTGGATATTAAAAGCCGCACTAACCCAAGACACGCAAGCCAAGAAAGGTGAATGATGGATATTATTGAAAGATTAAAAATAGCAGAAGAAACAAAAAAAGATGCGATGGGCGTTGGTGACTTCATGAAAGGAACATCAGTCATCCAAGAGGCTATTTATGAAATTCAATCATTACGCCAACAGCTTACCAAACCAGCAGATGAGGTGTTGGTGGAGGCTTTGCGGTTTTATGCAGATAAAAGTAGTTACGATTGTGACCATGATGTAGGCATGGAAGTTTCGCATAGAGTTATTTTGTATAAAGACCAGTACGAGCATAACCAATCCACATATTACGCAGGGCGTAGAGCAATAGAAGCCCTAGCCACCTACGACAAACTTAGTGAGGTTAATCATGACACAAAATAAAAATGTGATTAAACCTATTGAATACGACCATGAAATGGATAGGTTTTATATTCCAGTCAATAGTAGATACGAGATTCAAACAAAAGGTAAAGGATCAAGCTTTCGTATTGCAAACACTTTTACACATGAGCGATTTTTAATTATCGATGAGCGCTTACACCCGATGCTTGAAGAATTGGCTAAAGCTACGAACGCTGAAATGATGCAACTTAAATCCGCCACCCAAGCCAGAGAAAGTGAAATAAATTCAATTAAGCAACGTGTAGAGGTACTCCAAGCAGATAACTTACGATTGCGGGAGTTGCTTAAGAGTTGTACTGACGTATTTGATAACGTGCCAAGTCGTGCTCATATTGTTGATAGTGTTGATGAAAACTTAAAGCGAATTGCGCAATGGGTAAACGCTGGGAATGGTGGTGCAGGTTTATATCAAGCGATACAGCAAGCCCTATCCTCAACCCATGCCCAATCACTAGCAGAGCATGATAACGATGTGATTGAACGTATAGCAACCGCACTAGAGAACGCAGAGGGTGAGTTTAAAACACTACCTGAATATGTATCGCTAGTGAGAGCACTGAAAGTAACGCCATGACCAGAATATTCTACGTTGAATGGCAAGGTGCCAAGCGAGAAGTAAAAGGATTTGCCGCAGCCTCGCAGTTAGCAAGCGAACTGTTTAAAAAAGGCCTAGAGCCTGAAATTACTATTAAGTACAAACAAGAGAAGTTGGAAGGGAAATAGCAATGAGTGAGTTTGAAATAGCATTAAAAGCAGTGCAGACTTATGCAGAAATGCACCCAAGGCCGCTACAAGTTACGCAGAAACAAGCAGCGGAGATATTAGGCATTAGTCAAAACACACTTAGAAAGATTGTATCTCGTGGCGATATTAAGCTGAATAAAATTGGCATGATTTCAATTACTGAGATAGATAATGCCTTACTTAGTCGAGCAGCTTAGAAATGTCGCTTGCTTTCGGGTTATAGTAAGTGAGCGCCATTTTAGTATCTGACCAGCCAAATATCTTACATAGAGTCAAAGCATCAACCTTTCGGCTGATCCACGTTGCTGCAGTATGTCTTGCATCGTGAAAAGTAAAGCCTTCTAGCCCGGCTTTATCCCTAGCCTTTCTGAATAGCACATCACGCACGGTATCAGTTAAATTAAATACCAGCGTATCATCGTAGCCTCGCATTCGCTCTATCAGCCTGATTGCTTTCTTTGATAACGGCACATTGCGCGGAATGGTTTTTGTCATCGGCAGAATACAATAATTTGACTTAACATTAACCCAAGTTAAATCACACAACTCACCTGCCCTCATGCCAGTTCTAAGTGCTACTAAAAAGCATACCGCAACTGACTGTGATTTGTTTTTAATCTCACCTCTGGTTAAACCAAACGCTTTCAGCATTTTCTTAATCTGCCAGCGTGTTATTGTCACTTCTCTATGCCTTGGTGCCGGCGGCTTTCGCACATCTTTGAGCGGATTTTCAGAAATCCACTTTAACTCGCGCCTGGCGAACTCAAATATAGAGCGCAGCATACCAAGCTCACGAATAATAGAGCCTGCACTTAATGTCTGCTTGTCACGCCACTGACCTATTACCTCAGTCG